GAATTTGCAAAAATGAAGGTGAAAGAGCTGAAAGAATATGCGCTTGAACTGGACATCGACGGCGCAGACGGGATGAACAAGGCCGATCTGGTCGCCGCGATCGAGGCGGCACTCGCCGAATAAGCCATGCCCCACCCCCCCTGGGAGGACCTCTCCGAGTTTTTCGACGTGGATGATTTTGCAACAATTGCAACGATCACCCGCGCTGGAGGACAGATCGGAGAGGTCCGAGGCATTTATGACGACCCGAACCAGGTATCACGGCTTGGCGAATACGAACTGGATCATCCTGTGCCACGGTTTACCTGCCGCGAGGTCGATGTGACCGGCGTATCGCGAGGTGACACAGCAACGATCGAGGGGCGGGTTTACGATATCATGCAGGAGCCGGAACTGGACGGGACAGGCCTCGCCACGCTGATCCTGTCAGAGCCGAATGTGGTTTACAATGCTGGCATTTGATATTGATGACGGCGCGCTTTCCAGGGTCGCCGCTGAATACGCCGCAACACCGAAACAGGTAGGTCAGGCGCAATCACGGGCATTAAAACGCACCGCCGGAACAATCAGACGACTGTCATCAACGGGGCTGCAATCGGAACTCGGGTTGCGAAACGCCAAGGCGCTGCGGCGTCGGATAAAACAGTATCGTGTCGGCAAGGGCCGTGGCGCATTGAAATTGTGGTTCGGCGCCAATGATCTACCCATTTCAGCATTCAAGGGCCGTCCGAAAATCGTGCCTGGCGGCGTCAAGTTCGGCGATATCATGATCCATGGCGCGTTTTTTGCGCGGATCGGCGGCAAACGGATGGTCATGCAGCGGCACGGCAAGGGTCGCTGGGATATCAGGGAGGCCACGCTGCCGGTGGCTGACCGGATGATGGTCTTTCTCGAGGATCATGTTTTTGTTGATATCGAGACCATCTATTTCAAGAATTTTCTGGCAGAAATCAGGGCACGCACAATCCTTGGTGTTGGGGGGTGAAAAATGGCTAACCAGATCGATCTTGGCGCTGCTCTGGACATGATTGTCCAGCGGATCGGCGCCGAATTTGCAACATTCAAAACAGTTGTGGCCGAGGACGAAAGCCGCACAAAGCTGGAAGTTCCGGCAATCGTCGTCCAGCTTTCCGAAATCGAGCCTGATCCGGAGGGTGATGCGCATACAGGCCAGTTTCCATGCCTTGTGCGGTTCGAGGCGCGGGTGATCATGGGGCACAGGACGCCGCAGGTGCGCCGCGAGGTGGTAAAAGCGGCCGGATCGATTGCGGCCTATATCCACAATGACAGGATGGGGTCTAAATGGGGCGGCGCAACCATTATTGCGGTTGAACCGGACGAATTTGCACCGCAGGCGGACCAATTCGATATTTGGCGGATCGAATGGGTGCATCGGGCTGATATCGGACCGAGTTATTTTGTCGATGACGGGGCGACACCGACGATAATCCTGTCGTCATGGGAGCCGGAAACAGGCCCGCCTTATGAAGGATCATATGTGGCCGAGGAGGTTTGATGTCCGAATTCGCGATGTCACAAATCATGCAGGCAGTGGAGCGCATGGTCATGGTGGCCACCGTCACACAGAGGTCTGGCGACAGGGTAAAAGTAAAATGGGCCGATGGTGCGGAAAGCGGGTGGCTGGCCCTGGCGCAGCTTGGGTCAAGCGCCCAGAAATTCTGGATCCCGCAAAACGCCGGTGACCAGGTTGTTGTATTGTCACCCGGCGGGGATACGACAAAGGGTATTGTTTACCCCGGACCATTTGCAGGCGGTGTCCCTGCCGGTAATTTCAACGGCACATTCACCGGAACCGGTGATGTTGTGGCCAGTGGCATCAGCCTGACAGGCCATGTGCATGGTGGTATTCTGTCGGGGCCTGGAAATACGACAGGCCCGCAGTAACCTGGCGATAGGGGAACCCGCCAGAGGATCGAGGCCCTGGCAGCGGCCAGTATGGCGGCATGTATGGCATCAGCTCGACATCCGGCCGTAAAATCGGCGAGATCGACCACCTTCGGCAATCGATCCGTGATATCCTGACGACCCCGATCGGGTCGCGGGTGATGCGCCGCGATTACGGGTCGCGGATTTTTGATCTGGTCGATGCACCATATTCGCCATCAACACGTCTGGATATCATTGCAGCCACAGCCGAGGCGCTGATGACGTGGGAGCCGCGCATCGATGTCGAGGACGTCGCCCTGCAATCCTACGAACCCGGTCACATCACTATCGACCTGACCGGCCGCTATCTGCCGGACGGCCGTGAAATCAAGATAGAGGGGATCGAGGTCGGATGAGCGCGTTTACGGCAATCAACCTAGACAAGCTGCCAGCACCGCAGGTGATAGAGCGCAAGGACTTCGAAACAATCCTTGGCGAGATCAAAACATGGCTGATCGGGCGCGAGCCTGGACTGGAGCCGGTTCTGGGGCTGGAAAGCGAGCCGATCGTCAAGGTGCTCGAGGCCTGGGCCTATCGCGAGATGCTGTTGCGCGCGGAATTCGACGATGCGGCGCGGGGCAACATGCTGGCCTATGCCACCGGCGCGCAACTGGACCAGCTGGCCGCATTTTTCGGGGTCCAGCGCGCTGTTATTCAGGCCGGCGATGATACCGCTGTCCCGCCGATCCCTGAAATAATGGAGAGTGACACCAGATTCCGCGCGCGCATCCAGATCGCGCTTGAAGGGTTTTCCAGCGCCGGTCCACGCGGGGCCTATGTTTACTGGGGTATGACAGCCTCGCCGCTGGTCAAGGATATCGGCGTTGAATCCCCTGTTCCTGGGCAGGTTCTGGTTTCAGTTCTATCCACCGCCGGAAATGGGACCCCTGATCAGGCCACGATTGATGATGTGACGCTTAAACTAAACGACGATGAGGTGCGCCCGCTGACCGATCAGGTTGTTGTCCAGCCCGCAACCATCATCACCTACAGTGTCGATGCCACCCTGACCCTGTATGAGGGGCCGGATGCAGAGGTTGTAAGGCAGGCGGCAGAGGATAGTGTCAGGGCGTATGTGGATGACCATCACCGTCTTGGTCACGATATCACCGTGTCAGGCCTTCATGCAGCGCTGCATCTGGCAGGGGTCCAGAATGTGGTTCTTGCCAGCCCTGCTGCCGACATTGTTGTGGCCACATCAGAGGCCGCATACTGCGCAAGCATAACCGTTACTGTCGGGGGGCGCGATGTCTGACCTTGCAACGATTTTGCCGCCAAACTCCGGCCCTGTCGAATATGATCTTGAACAGTTCAGCGGGCGCGTGGCCGATCTGGCCAAGCCGGTTTCGGAACTTTGGGATGTCGAAAACTGCCCGGTATCCCTGCTGCCGTGGCTGGCCTGGGCGTTGTCAGTTGATAACTGGGACAGCGGCTGGTCGGAAACGACCAAACGGGCCACGCTGCGGGAGGCTGTGCGCCTACATCGCTCGAAGGGCACGGTCGGGGCGGTCAAGAGAGCACTGGCTGCCGCAGGTTACGGCCTTGCGGAAGTCGTGGAGAATTTTGGCTGGGAAAAATATGACGGTGCCCATCTATATGACGGGTCTTTTCAATATTCCCAACCAGATCACTGGGCTGAATACAGGGTAAATCTGGCCCGGCCGATCACTGTTGAACAAGCCGCACAGGTCCGTGATATCCTGTCGTCTGTCGCCCCGGCCCGCTGTCACCTTAAATCACTGGATTTTACCGAGGCCCTGAACATTCATGCCGGCCGCATCCGTTATGATGGCCAATACACTTATGGAGTTGCTTAAATGGCGAACCTTCCAGAAACACCCACATGGGAGACTGGTATTTACCAGATCGAACAAACCGATCCTGTTGTTGGAGGACCACCTGATCTGGCCCAGGGGCAAGGTATTTCAAATGTGCCTGCGCAACAATTGGCCAACCGCACGAAATGGCTGAACGACCAGATCACCGCCCTGCAAACAGCTGTCGGCAGTGCCGCATCGCAGGCCGATATTGACGCCGCCATCAATGCGCTGATCGGCGGCGCGCCTGCGGCCCTGGACACGCTGAACGAGCTGGCTGCGGCGCTGGCCGACGACGCTAATTATGCTACAAACATCACAAATGCGCTGGCCGGAAAGGTTGATCTGGTCGACAATGTGCTGACCGGTGCACTTGGATCGATCCAGACATCACCGACCACCGCGCTCCAGGACTGGAATGCACCGGAAAATATAAAATCAGGCGTATCGAAATATCTGCTGTTTGGTGGTTGGACAAACGGACCTGGAACAAATGGCAATTATCATGTGATGAATTTCGAATATGGGTCGAGAACCGGCAACGGGAACCTGACCCAGATCGCAATCCCATACAGAATTGATGGGTCAGCCGCTGGTCTGCACACGGCCACCTGTATCCATTACAGAATCCGGCAGTCAGGTGTCTGGTCAGCATGGATGCGGGTGCTGAATGATGAGGACCTTGGCCCGGCTTATGAATATACTTTGACCAGCTGGACAGACAATACCGCTGTAACACTCATCCACGGGTTGGGTGCAGTCCCGCGTTTTGTCGATGTGACTTACGTCTGCACCACAATTGACAATGGATACTCTGTTGGCGACGAAATTCGGGCGCAATACAACCAAAACTACAATAACATCCGAGGGCTTGGTGTAACAAAAAACAACGTGAACATAAAATTGCAAATCCTGATTAACAACTCGGTTAAATCGGATGCATCTGGCTATTTCGTAATGGCGCCAGCAAATTGGAATATCAAGGTGAGGGCTTGGGAATGATGAAGCAGGAACAACATCACGCTTATGATGCGCGTGGAAATTATCAGGGTATTGTTGTGGCCACAGCGGAGGAACTTGCCGCCGCAGGGCTTACGGCTGGCAACCCGCCTGCACCCGACCTCGCAGCGATGAAAAAAGCCGCGACCGACACGGTTATATCCGAACATGCGAAAATGCTGGAAACCCTGTCTGGTGGCTATAGCGCGGCCGAGCGCGATACCTGGACGCTGCAACTGGAATGGTCACGCGGATATCTGGCCGACCAGAACGCAACACATGAGGCATTGCTGGCCGGGATGGTCCCGGGCTCTATGGCGACAACGGCTGCGGCTGATGCGCGGATGATGGCGGAAAAGATTGTGGCAAAGGCCAATGAATATGCCCGCCTGACCATGCTGGCACAGCGAACAAAAACAGAAGCCCTTGCATCGGTCGCGGCGGCAGCCACACCGGCGGACCTCGAGGCCGTGATGGCGGCGCTGAAAGACATCGTGGCATCCGCCATCACCGAATTGAACCAGCCGGTATAAAGGGCCTGACCTGTGAATAAACTGACCAATATGATCGAGGCAATCCTGTCTGTCTGGCCCGCTGTCGCCGCCGCATTCGTGGTTATGCTGCTGTCAGAGCGGCATTCGTTCAAGCTGGCTGCGGCGCGGCTTGGGGCCGCGCTGCTGCTGGCCCTCACGGCCACAGACCCGATCATCGAGATTATGGGGCGTGATGCAGACACATGGCGCGACGTTGTTCTTGTGTCTCTTGGTGTGACAGGATTCCAGATCATGAAAACGCTGGCTGGCATCGATCGTGAGACGATGCTGACGCTGCTGCGCGCATGGCGGGGCAAGTAGATGGTCGGGAGTGGCATGAGGGACCGGCACATCTGGATGATCATCGCTATGATGTGGATTGCGGTGCTGTTCGGTCCGCTGGTTTATGACCGCATCGAATATGCACTGGACCGGTCCGGGTGGTTCGAGGCGGAAATAGAAGTGCTGGACGGCGGCATGATCGCCTACACACAAACAGCGCGGCGCGATCTGACCGGTGACTGGCAGGCGTGGATCGAGGTGGATGGCAAGCATATTTGCGGCGGGTTCGGCACCGGAACATACAGGCAGTCAGGGCGGGTCACCAAATACTATTCACTCGGGTATTTTCTGGGGGCGGATTGCAAAATCCCGCAGCACAATTACAGGGTCTGCGCATCATGGACCCACAGAAACAACGCCGGATACAGCAAGTCGACAGGCCCGGTCTGTTCTGCTGTCGTTGCCCCCTGAATGATCCGGCTGGCATTCTATCATGGATCCGGAAATGCGGCTGACGCGCTGATCCGGTGGGTTACAAAATCAAAATACAGCCATGTCGAGATCATAGACCGTTCCGCTGATACGCCGGACGGCGGAAAATTCATCGACACCGCGTGGTCGGCCAGTTATCGGGACGGCGGGGTCAGGAGGGCGGTTATTACCTTCACCCCTGACAAATGGCTGGTTGTTCCGGCCCTCTGGGCGCCGGACGGGGTGATTGAAACAATATCAGCACAGGCGGGCAAGCCGTATGACTATATCGGGCTGATCGGGTCGCAACTGCTGAATTTGCGCCGCCAGCGTCAAAACCGCTGGTTCTGCTCCGAACTCTGCGCCTACGCGCTGGGCTTGTCTGTTCCGCAGGAGATGTCCCCGGGCGGGTTGTATCGGCGTGTGCTCGAGATGAACCGCGCATATATCACCGGCAGGAATGGCGCGGGGGAACCGCCAGAGGAATAGAACGGCGCGCTGGGCGATGCTCGGCCAAAGAGCACCGCCCAAAAACGAGGTCAGTATGCCAGCATCTTTTCTACACGGCGTCGAAGTCATCGAGATCGACGCAGGTCCCCGCCCAATCCAGACCGTAAAATCGTCTGTCATCGGCATTGTCGGCACCGCACCGGATGCGGACCCTGTAAAATTCCCGCTGAACACCCCTGTCATGATTGCCGGATCGCGGCAGGAAGCGGCAGGGCTTGACACCACCGGCAACGGCGCCGGAACACTGCCGGCGGCGATGGACGGTATTTTTGACCAGATCGGCGCGGTTGTTGTCGTCGTCCGCGTGGATGAAGGCATCGACGAAACGGCAACAATTGCCAATGTGATCGGCGGCGTCAACGCCACCACAGGTAATTTCGAGGGCGTCCACGCCCTCGTAGGTGCCGAAAGCGTCGTCGGGTTTTCGCCGCGAATTCTGATCGCGCCGGGCTTCACGCACCAGCGGCTATCCAGCCTGGCAAATCCTGTTGTGGCCGAATTGCAGGGGATTGCTGATCGCCTGCGCGCGGTCATTGTCGCGGACGGGCCGAACACCACGGATACCGACGCCTATGCGTCGGCTGGTGATTTTGGCTCGTCCCGCATCTATCTGGTTGACCCGTGGCACAAGGTCATGGCGGGCACGGCAATCGTCGATATGCCACCATCCAGCCGTGTGGCCGGTCTGATTGCCAAGATCGACAATGACAAGGGGTTCTGGACCTCGCCATCAAACAACCTGATCGGCGGGATCATCGGCACCAGCCGCCCTGTCGACTTCAAGCTTGGTGATCCGAACGCCCGCGCCAACCTGCTGAACGATAACAAGGTGGCAACGACCATCCGCCAGAACGGTTTCCGGCTCTGGGGCAACCGGACGCTGACAGCCGATACCAAGTGGGTGTTTTTGTCTGTGCGGCGCACTGCCGACATGATCAACGATTCCTTGCAGCGCGCCCACCTGTGGGCCGTTGATCGCGGCATCACCAAAACCTATGTCGAGGATGTGGTCGAGGGCGTGAACGCCTATCTGCGCGATCTGGTGTCAATGGGTGCCATTCTGGGCGGTAAATGCTGGGCCGATCCGGATCTGAATTCCGCTGCCAACATCCAGTTGGGCAAGGTTTACTTCAACTTCGACTTCACGCCGATCTATCCGGCCGAGCACATCACGTTCCGCTCCCACCTGGTAGACGACTACATCAAGGAGGTTTTTAACTGATGGCCGCCGAGGATATTCTCAAATACCTTAACCTGATTGTCGATGGCCGCGGATATGCGGGTAAAATCGAGGAATACAGTCCACCCGACCTCACGATTTCCGCCGAGGAATTCCGTGGCGGCGGCATGGATGCCCCGATCGATATTGATATGGGTCAGGAAAAAATGACCTGTTCGTTTGTGCTGACATCCTATGATGCCGATGTGCTGGCCCTGTTCGGGCTGCGCAAGGGCGCGCCCGCACAGTTCACCGCACGCGGATCATTGGAAAGCATGGATGGCACAACCACGCCTGTTGTGCACCAGATGCAGGGTAAAATCCTGTCTCTGTCGCGTGGCACATGGGGTTCCGGTAACAAACCATCGCTGACTGTGAACGTCAGTCTGGTTTATTACCGTGAAATTCACGGCCAGCGGACGATCAACGAGATCGATGTGATCAATATGATCCGGATCATCAACGGTGTTGACCAGCTGGCAGAACATCGCGCCAATATCGGCCTGTAGGGGGGCAAATGGACAAGAACATTATCGAAAATGCGGACGGGTCGGTCACCGTGAAATTCGATGACCGGCCGCTGAAAGTCGACGGCACCGAGGTCAAATCCCTGACCCTGCGCGAACCAACAGTCGAGGACCAGCTGATTGCCCGCAAATCCGGCGCTGATCCGGCCGAGGCGGAAGTGGTGCTGACCGCAAACCTGTGTGACGGGTTCACGATGCGCCAGTATAGCCGGCTGCAAACCGCACTTGCGGGTTTTATTGGCTGACCGGTGAACACGTCAGGACCGGCACATTGCGGCTGGCCAGACACACCGGATGGGCCGCCGCAGAGATTATGGCAATGCCGGTCAGCACATTCATCTGGTGGATAGAGGGCCTGCCGAAAAATGAGCAAGAACCAACGCCTTAACGCCACGATTACAATCGGATCAGTCCTGGAAGGGTCGGTCAAGCGCAACGTCGGATTCCTGAAATCCGGGCTGGGCCAGATCGGCAGTGCCATCAAGGATGTTGAGCGGCGGCAGAAAGAACTGGACCGGCAGCGCAATGTTTTGCGCCGACAGGGAAAATCTGTCGATCACCTCGATCGGGAATATGACAAACTCGGCCGCACCCTCGATGACCTGCGCCGCAAACAGGAACGCTGGAACCGCGCCGCCGCCGCATCGCGCCGTGTCGGGACAACATTCAGCGCGATGAGTGCCGACATCGGCCGCAATGTGCGCCGCCTGGCCATCGGCGCCGGTGTCGCCGGTGGTGCGATCTTCGGGCTGGCATCATCCACGGCAAAACTTGGCGACGATGCAGCCAAAACAGCAGACAAGCTCGGGATCGGCATCGCTGAATTGCAGGAACTGCGATACGCGGCCGAGCGATCAGGCGTAAGCACCGGCGCTTTTGACATCGCGCTGGAAAAAATGACCAAGAATATCGGTCTGGCCATGGAGGGAACTGGCGCGCAAAAGGATGCGCTGGACGCGCTGGGCTTGTCCGCCGCAGATTTGGCTACAATGCTTCCAGAGGAGGCGCTGGGCCTAATTGCGGACCGGATGAACGATGTCGGGACACAAGCCGAAAAAGCCGCGATTGCAAACGACCTGTTCGGGCGCTCCGGCGTCGGGATGATCAACATGCTGCGCGGCGGGTCGCGCGGATTGCAGCAACTGCGAGATGATGCCAGGCGCACCGGTTATGTTCTTTCCGAAAAGGCCGCGCGGGATGCAGAGGTGTTCCAGGATACACTGCTGGATACTCAACTGGTTATGAAGGGGTTGAAAAACACGGTCGGTGCCGAACTGATGCCGGTCGTCACCGGAGTTATGAAGCAGATCGGAGATGCTCTGGTCGGGAATCGTAAACAGGTCAGGGAATGGTCGGAAGCCTTTGCCAGAAATGTAGAGGCGGCAATTCCGGTTATAGGCCAGATTGCAACAGGCATCGGCGACGTCATAAAGGTCAGCAGCAAGATGGTTTCAGCCACGGCAGATATGGTCGGCGGGTGGGAAAACATCGGGGTGATTGTCGGCGGAATTTTGGCCGGGAAAACACTTCTGAAAATTGGTAAATTCGCCACAGCGGTATTCAGCCTCGGGCGCGGTATGCTGCTGCTGACACCTATCTTGCCGCTGATAGCTACAGGTTTTCGCGCGATTGGCACGGCGCTGATTGCAAACCCGATCGGGGCGCTGATCACAGCGATCGCTCTTGGTGCCGTTGCCATCATTGAAAACTGGGATAAAATCAGGCCTATGTTGCAGCCTGTGTTCGACTGGATGGAGAGTGCGATCACATGGCTGTGGAAAAATGTATGGTCGCCAATTATCGACGGCATAACAGCTGGGGCCGGCCATATTGTTAATGGCTGGAATATTCTGAAATCGTCTTTGGGCGCGATTCTGGATTGGATCGGTGAAAAATTCACCTGGCTGATGGAAAAAATACAGCCTGTGATCGACGGGATGAAATGGGTCGCCGGTAATAAATCCAGTGTATTTGACGGGATGTCAGATGCGCAGATCAATGCGGCAGGTGGCCGCCCAACTGTAAAACAAACGCTTGGGGTTGGAGGCTTGCCAGCGTCTGGATCATCAACTGATTTAATATCCTTGGCGACACCAAAAGCGCTGGGCGGTGCATACACACCCGGGTGGCTGCTGACCGGCGAGGCGGGGCCTGAACTCAAATTCGAGAACCGATCTGGATACATTGCCAACAACCGCGCCCTGCGCCAGATGGCCGGTTATGCCAGCCGCATCGGTTCGGTGATGTCGTCCGGAACATCAGGTCGTGGCGGATCGCGCGTCAATGCGCTGCTGTCTGGTGGGGCGGGCGGGGCTGCACGGCCGTCTGCTGGTGGATCGATTGCCCGTCAGGTAACCCAGAACATCACCTATACAATCAACGCTGCCGGTGCCTCGGCCGAGGAGGTGATCCGCATCATCGAACGTAAAAGCCGCGCGGCCGCTGGTAACGGCCTGTTCGACCGTGTGCCGTCAACCGGATTATACGGGAGGTAGATATGGCAGAGATCATGTTGCAGCTCGGTTTTTTCCAGTTTTCGATCGATGATGCGACCTACCAGCGTTTGAGCCGCTCGACAGAATACCGCTGGGCGCGTCAGTCACGGATTGGGTCTAATGACGCCTTGCAGTTTACCGGATACGGGCCGGAAACCATCGAGATGGAGGGCGTGATCTACCCGCACTTCAAAGGTGGCCCAAAACAGGTGGACAGGATGCGCACGCAGGCCGGTATCGGCATCCCGTTGCCGCTTGTGTCCGGTCAGGGGCGCATATTGGGGCTGTGGGTGGTCGAGGGCATCACAGAGGGGCAAGAGGTGTTTGCCCGACAAGGGGTGCCGCTGCGGCAGGAATTTACAATGAGGATGTCGAGATATGACGGTGGTCTCCGATCTTTACTACGTTTCGGTTGATGGTGATATGCTGGACCAGATTGTTGCCGGGCATTATGGCGACACTCTGGGCGGCAAGGTCGAGGCGGTTATCGCCGCCAATCCGGGAATAGCCGCGCTGGGCGCTGTGCTGGACGCAGGTTTGCGCATCCGTCTGCCTGATCTAGATACAGCCACACCGGTGGAAACGGAGCAGTTATGGGGTTGATGGATTTCCGCCCGCTGGTTCGGGTTACGATCAACGGCACCCCGGTATCCGGGTTCATGTTTTCCCAACTCACGTCTGTTCGTGTCACAGACACGGCCGGGTTTATGTCGGATACATCCGAGATCACTTTTGCCAACACTTCCCCGATCTCGCGTTTTGCCATGCCGGCACCGGGCGCGGAAATCGAGATCGCGCTGGGCTATCTTGGAAGGTTCAAACACATGGGCCTGTATATTGCCGACG